GAATCCTCCGGCTTCGCGGATAATCTGAGCTTGGCGGAATGCTTCGCGTTCATCGTTGATAAACTTCTCAGCATCTAAGTCCATAGACTGTGCTAACTCTTTGAGCACAACAGAGAACTTTACAAATGATGCAAGATTTGGATTGCCTGCGATATTAAGCAGTTGTAGAAGACGCTGTGACCGCACCTCGTTCTTCATCAAGCTCTCTGTGCCACGTGCTTTGACTTCTAGGTCGCCCTTTATCTTAGGGTCAAAGTCAAACTGCATATTAAATGCGTAGAACGCCTCGCCCAAAGGCTGTAGCAAGTAGTCATCAATATTCTTGACGACGCCTTTGACGCTGAGTTGCGCTGCACCCATTAGCATAGAAATGCCAGCGGCTGTACGGCCAGTGCCTTGGACGCCTGTTTGACCATGTGAGTAAGACGGAATGCCAGTAGCGTCATCTGCCAGCATCCGAGCTTTATCAAACATCATCATATTCTCAGAACTAACGTTTGGATATTTAGTACCAAACAGCGCTTGCCCCGGTGCACCGCCTTGTCTACGGAATACCTTACCCGGATATACTTCTAAGTCTTGCCCCGGTACAAGATTGGTTTCGTCAATCTCAAGAATCAAATTACCGGACAGAACAGCATTATCAACAGCCATACGCATGAAGCCGTTCATCAGCTGTTGGGTGTCAGTCATATTTTCAGCCAAACCAATACCAAAGAATGAGTATGGATTTAGCTCATATGGCGCGGCAAAGTACGGAATACGTTGCGGGGTAAATGGATTAATGACCAGACGCAGGATTTTATTATGACATACCCAGCAGTTAACCTGAATCGTGTCAACATCTTTTAAGTCTGCTGGTAACTCAAGTCCTGCTTCTTCTGCAGCGCTTTTATCAATGTTGCCCCAGAACTCTAGTATCTCAAATCTGTCGATATCGTAGCTGTTACGATAATCTTCGATATCTGTTTCCCACCATTTACGAACATAGTTAGTGCCCATGTCAATAGCTTCATCAACAGCATCGTGGCGGAAGTATGGACGCTTCTTTAGGGCACGCAAGTCTGAGTGGCTCATGCGATGGCGTTGGATAATGTATTCGCACTCGTCCATATTCTTAGCATCGGAATCTGGGTAGAAGTTCCAGATGGACACGTTTTCGACACGAGGCATAGTTTTGAATATTGGGTCGTAATTGCCTTCATCATCCCAGTTAGCGTATTCTTTATCAATGGCAAACGGCCCTTTTAAAATGCCAGTACCAAACAATGCCATTTCAAACGCGGTGAGGCGTAGATGCTTTGATGCGCTAGACTCTTCTAGTTGGTCCAGTATTTTCTTTTCCATACGCTTTGACGCTTCAAGCGCAGGGTTGTAGGTCTGTGCGGTAGGTGTCTTACCGAAACCTTCCCGTAAATCTTCGCTAATCTCTGAAAGCTCATCAGAGAATACGCCAAGGTTCAAATCTTCTAGGTCATTTGATGTGGCACCCGGAGGTAGCTCGTTGCCGTCGCCGGTGTAACCATACTTATCGCTCAACTCTTCCATAGAGTTTTCTGGGTCTTTAGGGTCGAAGTGCACCGCTTCTGCGACACCTTCAGGAATACGTGTAGGGTCTACACCAAGGGGGAAGCGTTGACCAGCAAATAGAACATCAATAATCTGCCCATACGCTGCAAGAACTTTGGTCTTAGTAATCTTAATAAATACTTGAGATTTTTCCGTAGAAGTAAACTGAGTATCGGGGCCGTACAAACCACGATACTGCCGATAAGCATCTAGCCAGCGTTCTTCTTCATCCTGCCGGCTGGACTCAACCATTTCAAATTTTCCACGGATGTAGTCGGCAAGTTCTTCTGAACCGGACTTAGGTTCAAAGATAAGAGCTTCTACGTGTTCTTCTTCAGCCATTATTAGTATCCAAAGTTTGAATCAGCGGGTTGCCATCTTTGTGTTGGTATTTGACTTGGGTAATCAAAAATGGACCGTGATTGGGGACGCGACATAATACCATATCGCAAAGCATCATACAGGTGGTCTTCTACTTTTGTGTTGACATCTTCGGGGTTCGTTTTATCTAAGGGTAATGTTGGCAACTGAGCAATTAGATTAGTACAATTACTAAATATCTCCATGCCGGCTCTACCAGTATCATCATTTATGCGTAAGCGTCGGTGTACTTCGTTTTTACCGGCTATGCGGCTACCTCGGCTTCTGTCAGAAGGACGCCACCGACACCCCTCAACAATCATTTGTTCGGCTAGGCTTGGGCCTGTATCCCCTCGCTTGTGCCATAAAGACGAGTCAAGCACGCCATAATGAATTGATTCGCCTTCTTCTGCTTCTAACACCATATGTGCTAATTCTTTTGCAGTTACTTTACTTACGTACAACTCTCGGTAAACTATTAACGTTTCATCAGCAGGGTCTACAGCAAACCACAGAACGCCGGTAGCAGAGGAGTAACCGTAATCGCAAGCCCTAAATTTGCGCCATGAGTTAGGTATACTGAAAGGTTCTGTAACATGGTATAACCTATTAAATTCTGAAAACGCTGCACCTTCAGCAATATCCCACGAGCCTTCTAAGAGTTGCTTGCGCTGTACTTCAGGCAATGAGAGCAGCATGGCTTCGTAATCGCCTTGCTCATAAAGGTACGGATTATCCAGCAGTTTAGCCGGAATAAAGCGCCGTTTAAACAGTGGCGTCCCCGCCTTGCTATGGCGTTCAGGATAAACCAACGTTTCGCCCGTAGTAATATCAGTCGCCCAAAACGATGTGTTGTGCGGCGCAGGGTCGATGAACATCTTTTTAACCCACGCATGCCCCGGACCACCAGGGTTGGTCGTCGCCCGCATAAATACCGGGAGGGATGGGTCTGCAGTTCTAAGGCGCGAGCGTAAATAATCCCAAGCATAAGGTGTCGAATATTGCGTCAGTTCGTCTATGCCAATGTAAGTAAACGCCTGACCTTGGTAACGCAGAACATCTTTGTCCTGCTCTAGATATGTCATCCAGATTCTAGCACCGGATGGAAAAGTCCATTGGCTCTTTTTTTCCATCCATTTTGCGCCAGGGTATGCTTTAGGATACATCTCCTGACTTTTATGTATTAGTTCGCGCAATTCATCATTTGTACGACGTAAAATAAGCGCATTAAAGTTCTGATTGCTACAGTACCGTAACGGGTCGATAATCAGAGCGTAAGATTTGCCGCCCCCTGCTGCGCCACCATATAGTACTTCTCGTTCTGACGATGCCAAAAAATCTGTCTGTGGGCCGTAGTTTGGCTCAAATAGGATTTCATCTTGCTGTTCTTCGACAGGCTGGTAAGCACCGCTACCAATAAGCTGGGATTCTGGCTCTTTAATCGCTTCTTCTTGCTTTGTCAGATTAGCAAGTTTCTTCTGGGCCATGTTAAGCTGAGTTCGCGCAGACCGCTTAGCACGTTTTAGTTTTTCCTGTTCCCGTTGTTCTTTAGTTTTGGGTTTGGATGTTGCCTTGGGCCGCGGTCTTGGCGGCACGGCGTTTTTGTTCAACATGCTTTCGTCTATCCGATGCGTCACGTTTTACACGTTTCCACAGGCCCATTGGGGTGATTCGTACTCCTGTGTAATCCGTAAGCCACCGAGCTACTTCTGGGTAGGACGAGGTTTTTAAATATGCGAGGCCTTCTTCCAAGGCTTCTAAGTATTCTTCGATAGGTTCTAGCAACTGAGGGTCAAACTCTGACCGCTTATACCCCCAAGGCACTCGGGGGCCATTTGCTTTGTCATACCTATTCGTCGGATTCAGTCTCTGGGATGCTGTCGTCATTTTTCGCCGGTAATATAAATAAACCCATCGGCTTCTCTGCCGACACATTCAACTTTTCTACCTTAGAAAGACCCACTCTGTCAAGTATTTGTTGCGAGGCAGATAGCTTTTCTCTGTTACCGATAGCTGTAGGGTCATCAATAACACCAACCATAGACAGCACAGCTTTAGGCGCGTTAGCGGCCATCTCTAGCTCAGCACGCTCTATAATCTCTGTGCGCAATGATTGCATAATAGCATAAGGGTTTGTGGTTTCAGAGTATCCAGCAATCCGCATAGCTTGTGTGTAGTTCCCCTTTGCCTCGGTAAACAAAGCATCAAGGAATCTAGTTTGTAGTTCTGTGAGTTGTCTTTGATTAGGCACGTGGGTTCTTCTTTCTACCTGCCTTAGTCCGTGCAAACGACCGATTGCGACTGCGAGACTTTACAGATAACTTCTTATTATTCATCGGATTACCTGTGGTATGATGTACGTCTCTGCCATCACCTTTAGTAACCTTGCCCTTCTTCGCCATAATAGCGCGTGCAGCGTTGCGTGAAGCTCTACGCTTTTTCTGCTTGGGTTTAGCATGGTAGCTATCGTACTCTTTTCTATAGTTACGTCTACTGGTCATGCTTTTGACTTTTTCCGTTTGGTCGACTGTTTCCGTCCAGAGGGTGAAACGGACCATCTAACCGAGGTGGGCTTTCCACCTGGATTTCCCGCTTTTCGTTTTTTACGGGTAATTGCAGCTTTCTGTCCTTTCGACATTTTGGCTGCTGTCGCCGCCGGGCGACACGCTGGATACTTTCTCTTAGATTTAGTTGATGATTTGCGGCCACATGGTTTTCCTGTTGATACATCCCGCCAATCTTCTTTGAACCATTTCTTAAGACCCCCTTTGTAAGCCATGGGTAATACCTTTACATTCCTGTGATTGCTGCCATAGATGCCATAGCAAATACTAAGAATCCTACCGCTAATAAACCCATAAGCCCTACAGCAACAGTTATTTTTAAATTCTCTATGAATTCATCATGTTTAATCTGTGCTTCGCGTTTTGCTTTTGCCGCAGCTTCTTTTACTTCTCTAATTCGCTTTGCTCGTTCATCTATAATGCTTTGCCATGTGCCGGGGCCAAATCGCATATCAACAAGAGTGCGCATCTCTTGAATTTTTTCTTGGGCTATCCTAGCATCTATAACTTCTTGCGCTACAGATTCTATTCCAAACTGGTCGCTTAAATTGTTACCAGATTTTTTAGACCTTTGTTTCTGAACCTGTTGCTCGCCTTCGAGCAGGTTATCTACGTATTTAGCAATGTCGCCGATATCATTGGCGGTGTTTATGGTCGATTTAATACCGTCTACTGCGCTTTTTACAAGCGCAATACCAGCCAGAGTTTCGGCAATCATCTCTTTTCCTCATGCGTTTATCCATCTACGTGGACACAAAAACATTTATCATTGGGGTTATCAAACCCGTGTGTAGTCAGCGCTACGTGACATGTAGATATCGCGTCATGCATGCTGATTATTTTTGCATCCATTTCCCACCTTGTTTGCTCGGGGGTTAGCAGGATACAAAACATTGCGGCTGTAGCGGTTATTTCCATCCGCCGCCCATAGCCTTGTAGCGTTTCGCTGCATACCCATTTGCATACGCTGATGGGTATACTTTGAATTTACGTTTTGCCTCTGCCTTAGCTTTGCTCCACAAAGCTGGTTTTGTTGGCACAGGCTTTTTTGACTTTTTCTTTTTAGCCGCCATGGTTACGCTCTCGCTGGGTCAAAATATTCTTCTACGGATACCGTAACATCTAATGTCATGCTGCTCTCAATGTAAGCTACAACTTTATCTTTTTGGTGTAGTGCCATGAAATTACCAGAAATTACATCGTGAGTGCTATGTCCAGCCATAGAAAGTCCGTTTACTAAATTGTAGTATGTGGTGTCATCATTGTGATACCACTGAACATACGCTTTCTTACTGCTATTTGTCCCGTTACTTAAATGCAGAAACCGTATAATAGCACTGTGGTTATCTGGTACGGTGTAGATAACATCAGCGCTAGCTCCCGATGAGGTGCTAGTTATTGTTTTAGTTTCTGTAGTAAACTTGGACTTACTTAGGTCTGGCATTACTTTTTCTTAGACATCCCGCCGCGCATACGCTTAGATGCCATCTTCATTTTGCCGGCGCGAGCTTTTGTTTTAGGTTGCATACCCATTCCCATGCCGCCACCACGCATTTTTTTCATACCGCCATTGCGCATTTTAGCCATTTTCATCTTGCCGCCACGGGCTTTAGTTTTCTTCATTACCATATCTAAGATTCCTTCTTGCCAACACTAGGCTCTCAAAAACATCATCTGGAAAATGTTTATAATATCCTGACTTTTCCAGACTCACTGCGGCATCATCAAGCTTCGATAACCGCTGCACGAATACCATACAGTATTCTAAATCTTCCTGTTCATCATGAATCAGGAAATCCAATCCAGCATCTTCTGCATCATAATTAGGGTGAAACACCATGAGATGCGTATCTTTGCCGGCAATAGACAGTGCCTCGTTCATGCCGTCACACCACCCATCAAGATATTCTATGTCAGGTAGCTCTTCGCTTGCCCATACGATAATGTCAAAACCAAGTTCGTTATAATCTCTGACTGCATCCGCTAGCCCCTCAAGGCCGCTATTGATGCTGAACATTACTTGGTTCTCTGCCCACGCTTTCTGTGCGTAAGGACAAGGCGGCATACCATTTAATTTTTCATTCGGAACTTCTAAGAAATCTTTAGACCATTTCCGAATACTAGCCTCAACTGGATGCACTTTTCTTCATGTTCTTTTCGATGGCACGTCCGCGAGCTTTCTCATATGACGATAAA